CTAAATTCAAGGATGAGTATGGTAAGATAAACACTCAAAATTTTAAAACTGTTTATAGTAAGACAAGATCGTCTATAAAGGCTCGTTACCGTCAAGCTTATTTGGCATTGAGAGAGAGGAACAGGTTTCTTGACGCTCGTTCTTCTTCCTTAAAGTGCTTTGTGAAATATGAGAAAATGGATATTTCAAAGTTTGATGAAGGAAAACCACCTAGATTAATACAATATAGAAGTTTTGAATATTTGTATTTGCTAAAATCTTGCTTATTAGATTATTCTACTAAGATGAAGATTTCGACTTTCGAGGTTTTTGGACAACAATATAATACAATATTTAGCAAGATCCATGATAATTTTGGGATAGCTAAATTATTGAAGACACATTGGGATACTTATAGTCAACCTATAGCTTTATGTCTTGATCATAGTAAATTTGATGGTCATTATAATAAAGATCTGTTAGAAGTAGAACATAGATTTTGGGAATCTATTAGTGATTCAAAATTACTAAGAAAATTACTCAAGATGCAAATCAAACAAAAGGGTTATACTTCTAACGGTATATTTTATAAAACTATAGGTCATAGAGCTTCTGGAGAATATACCACGAGCGATGGCAATAGTATAATAAATTACGCTATGTTAGTTTCATATTGTGTTATTAGCAATGTCAAAGATTTTAGAATTGTAGTCAATGGTGATGATTCAATCATATTTATGGATAAATCAGAACATCATAAATTATTACCACTGACTTTCTTTAATAACTTTGGTATGGAAACCACTTTAGATAAAGTAGCTGATGACTTTAGATTAATAACTTATTGTCAAGCTAATCCAATAAGAATAGAAAAAGATAATGAAATGTTATGGTACATGGTTAAAGATCCAACACGTACTATTTCTAGAATGTCTTATTGTGATTCAAAATTTATTAAGTGCATTGATAGATTTATGCTATCAAATGCTATATGTGACTTACATATACATAGAGGCGTTCCAATTCTTCAAGAGATTAGTAAACATATAATCTCTAATTTTATTATGTCTAAACCCCTTGGTAGTTTTGATCGGATACCGGCTGCCAAATCAGGTAATTATCTTGGTTATACACATATCAATGATGTTACCAGGTATGATTTCGAAATAGCTTTTGGTTTTGAACTTCAATATCAAATAGCTATCGAATCATCTTTAGCCGGTAAAGTGAAAATCTTACCCGAGATTTTAAGCGAATTTATTGAAAAATATAAAAATTATACAAATATTAAAAATACTTCTACGTAGACTACTAACAATCATACTAATATAGATACAATGGTTAAACGTAACACTAAAAACAAATTAAGGGCTAATCGAACATTAAATAGTGTTCAACTTGCTTTAGGTAGAATACCCCGAC